AGGGATGGTTATGCAATTACTTGGCATTCAGCGTCCACAGGTTGCATAAATGCCAACCGCCTACACCGACTTACTAAACAAAGCGTTAGACAATTTGGCAACCGCGTTAACCGCTATTACCCCTGCAATCCCTGTGGTGACTGACCCTAGAAACATCCAGGGCGCGTGTGCATTCATTAACGCCCCGACATTTAGCACTCCGCTAATGAAAAACAAACGAATCCAATTGACCTTTCCAGTGCAACTTATAGTTTCTGGGCCTTTTAACCTGGATGCCCAACGCAAACTATTGAACATGACCGCCCAATTGCTGGGCGCAAATGTGGCCATTACCGAAGGCCGCCCAACATCCATAGAGATTGGCGGCGCGTTGTATCCTTGTTATGAAGTCATTGTCAACATGGAAGCGAGCAGTTTGTGAAATATGTAATTCAATCCGAACGCCTGGGCAAAATTGGTGACGCTTTTGAAGTTACCGAAGGTGTCAACATTCAAGCCCTAATTGATGGCGGTTTTATTGCCGCTGAGGAATCCACCGATAGTGTCAAAAAAACATCTACTATAAAGAAAACACCTAAGGAGTAACCCAAATGGCAACAACAACTTTTCTTTCAAACATCACCACATTGACCGTTAACTCAGTTGATTTGAGTGACCAGTGCACCGCCATCGTGTTCACAAACATGCGCGAGCAACTTGACAAAAGTACCCTGAAAGACACTTCCCGTTTGTACACGGGTGGTTTGTACAACAACGAATGCACCATGACTTTGTTCCAGTCATACGCCGCAAGCGAAACCTATGCAACACTTGCAGCACTTGTAGGAACAGCAACCACCGTTGTCGCAACCGTTACCGAAGGTGCAGTTACGAAGACTTTCACCTTGGCCAATTGTTACCTAGAGTCCATGCCTGTTGTGAATGGCGCGCTGGGTGAGTTGTCAACGGTTGATTTGAGTTTCACGGGCGGAACTTTTACCGCTAGTTAATCACGGCCTAACGGCCCGACACGAAAGGCAAGTTAATGAAACTAGTAATGAAAATAACGCCATCCCCTGGCGATGAACCAATCACGGTTACAACAAATTTGTTGTGCATCGCCGAATGGGAAAAACAGGAAAACCGTAAAGTTTCTGACGGCCGCGGAATCGGCATTATGGACATGGTTTTTTGGGCACACTTTATGCTGAAGCGAACCAGTTACAAACTAGAAGCAACACCAATGCTGTGGTTAGAAGCGCACCCTGACATGGAAATAGAATCTTTGGATATGACAAACCCAAACCCTACGGGCGGGGCACTTACCGAAAACAACTAGCACAATTGTTAGTTTCAGTAGGGTGGTGGCCACCGCACATAGAATTTGACACGCGCGACCTGCAAACAGTTATTAGTGTTCTAAATGAACAAAGTAAGGAAAGCGGGCGTAGATGAGTGGCGCGAATGTCAAACTTAAGGTTTATGGCGTTAAAGACGCGCTAAAAGAAATAAACAAAATAAACCCTAAATTGCGCCGCCAGTACACGAAGCGTTATAAAGACATTGTAAAACCAATGGTGGATGACGCTAGGTCTAGATTCCCTGAAGCACCCCCATTGTCGGGTTGGGCGCGCCCATACAAAAAACTTGGTGGATGGGATGGCGGCCTAGTTGAAAAAGGTGTTGTTGCCAAAATCAACACCCGCAAAGCAAGAAAACGCAATGCCGCTAGCGGCGCAACCTATGAAACAGTTGGCGTTTTTATTATCCAACAAAAAACAGGTTGGGGTTCATTGTTTGACATGGCAGGCAAAAAAAACAGTGATGGCCAAATGGTTCAAAATCTTTTAGGCAAAGGTTACGGCGGCGCATCGCGCGCAATGTGGCCTGCATACGAAGCCAATGCTTCCAAGGTGGAAGACAATGTGCGAGGATTAGTAAAAGATGTTATGGCGGATGTTCAAAGAAATGTGGTAGACGGTGGCAATTAACATTGCGATTCTTTCGGAATTTAACCCCGCTGGGGTTAAAGCCGCAATGGCCGAATTCCAGGCTCTTACCAAGGCAACGGATAAAGCGCAATTCGCCTTGCGGAAAATGGCTGTCCCTGCCGCCGCGGTATTTAGCGCAATCACTATTGGCGCATACAAAGCCGCACAATCAGCAAGCGATTTAAACGAAACCATTAACAAAACCAATGTTATTTTTGGAACTGCCTCAAAAGAGGTTCAAGCATTTGCCAAAGAATCAGCGAAATCTTTAGGTATAGCCAACCAGGAAGCCTTAGATTTTGCGGCTACTTTCGGCGGACTTGGCAAAATGGCGGGACAAACTGGAGAAGATTTAGGCAAATTTTCAACCGATTTAGTTACTTTGACCGCCGACATGGCATCGTTTAACAACGCTAACCCAGCGGAAGTTGCGTTAGCCCTAGGTGCGGCTTTGCGCGGCGAAAGCGAACCAATCCGAAAATACAATGTTTTAATAAATGACGCGGCAGTTAAAGCCGAAGCGATGGCAATGGGCCTTTACAAAGGAACAGGGACACTTGACCAACAGGCCAAAGTGTTGGCCACTCACAGTTTGATTATGAAGCAAACTACAGACCAACAGGGTGATTTTAACAACACGATTGACTCAGCGGCTAACCAACAAAAGATTTTGACAGCAACCCTCAAAAATACTGTTACGCAAATTGGACAGGGTTTCTTGCCAGTACTTGAAACTATCTTGCCTTTAATTGTAGATTTTGCAACTTTTGTAGAAAACAACACTGGGTTTGTTGTCGGAATGACTGTTGCATTAGGCGCATTGTCGGGTGCAATCATTACCGCCAATGTGGCAATGGCCGCATGGAAGGCAATAAGCGTTATCACAATGGGCGTGAACTGGGCCTTGGCGGCCTCATTCACCGCGGTGCAAATTGCAACTGGCGTAGGCATCGCCGTAGTCATTGCAGGTATTGCCGCATTTGCTCTATATAACCGCCAAATGAACAACATGAAAGCGGGCTTAGGTGCTTACTCAGAGGCCCAAAAATACAGCAACAGCCAAATGGCCCGCATGTCTGATGCAGGCAAATTGGCAACGACCGCTGTAGAGGATTTCACACCAAAGGTTGGCGGGGCTACAGCAAAGGTAGAAAGTTTTGCTAAAGCCGTAAAAGAAAAACTGGGCGAAGCGTTAGACAAAGCCAAAGACGATTTACAAAAAGCCAAGGACGAATTCGCATCATTTGCTAAAAGTGTTTCAGACAGCGTAAAACAGGCGTTTAATTTTTCTGATGCACAGGATGCAGGCAAGGAAGCGGGCGGCGGGTTTCTTGACGGTTTGCGTAGCCAGGTTGCGGGCATTGTTGACTATTCAAAAAAGATTCAAGATTTGCTAGATAAAAATTTAAGCAAAGACGCGTTGCAAAAAGTTTTGGAATCAGGTGCTACGGCAGGTGCGGCTATTGCTGACCAGTTGATTAACGGCGGACAAACCGCCATTGACGAAACAAACGCTTTAGTTGATTCAGCAAACGCCGCAGCCGAAAAGGTTGGTTTGAATGCGGCAGGAAAGTGGTATCAGGGCGGCATTGATGTAGCGCAAAAGATGGTTGACGGGATACAAAGCGCGCTTGACAAAATGACCCCGAAATTAATGGAAAAGATGGATTCCATTGCGGCCAAAATGAAACGAACAGTGGATGTTTCTATCAGAGTTACCGAAACTGTTAGCCGTATTGTTTCAACGATTTCGGCAGGTGGCATACCTAAAATGGCAGAGGGCGGAATCGTCAGTCGTCCAACCTTGGCTTTAATTGGCGAGGCTGGGCCAGAGGCCGTAGTGCCCCTTTCAAAAATGGGAAGCGGCGGCGGAGATGTCAACATCAATGTCACAGGCGGATTGGCAACTAGTGCGGAAATTGGTCAATCAGTTGTTAACGCTTTGCGCGCCTATTCGCGGAGTGCAGGGCCGCTTGCCCTGAACATTGCCTAATGGCTGGCTTTCCAGTTGTTAACGCGGGCAATTATGACCTGCAAATTGACGCAGGTTTTGTTGTTGACGGGTTTACTTTAGATGATGCTTTAAAAGGTGTTTTGGATAATCCTGATTATGTGCTTAATGGAACTACCCAGTTTGCGTCAGTGCTTGAATCAACACAAAACATTGCTGTGAAGCGTGGCCGCCGTGACATTGGCGACACATTTAGCGCAGGAACAATGACATTTACAATTTTGGATGTGTCAGGAATTTTTAATCCGTTTGATGAAAACAGTCCATTTTATGATGTCAATCAAAATGTTCCTGGACTTGCACCAATGCGCGAAGTAAAATTAATTCGTTATGACAACGCCGATAACCCTGAACTACTTTTCCGTGGCTATGTAGTTAATTACGATTACAACTTTGCGTTGGGCGGATTAGATACCGTAACCGTGTTTTGTTCTGACCAATTCTATTTGCTATCACAAACTTATTTAGACGAATTTAACCCATCGGCTGAATTATCAGGTGCGCGCCTAAATACTGTTTTAAGCCTGCCTGAGGTAGATTTCCCTACTGGTGTAAGCCGTGACATTGCTACAGGAACAGTGAACCTTGGGCATGACGCGGCATATACCGTTTCTGCTGGCACAAATGTTTTAACTTATATATCCCAAATAAACGATACGGCTGAATTTGGTCGGGTGTTTATGTCGCGTGATGGTGTTTTCACTTTCCAAAACCGCATTGGCAATACACTTTCCGCGCCAGTAGCAGATTTTCACGATGACGGAACAGAAATTCCCTATTTTGGCTTGGGCATATCCTTTGAGGCTGACGCCGTAATTAATAGAAGTGTGCTAACTGCCCTAGATGGCAAAACCGCAACGGCTGAGGACTTGACATCAATAGCAACTTATTTCATTCAAACCTCAAGCATCACAAACAGTTTGCTGCATGAACAAACATCTATTGACACAGCCGCTAGTTACCTTTTGAACCCTGACCCTGAAGCCCGATTTACCTCAGTGGAAACCGCGTTTATGGCATTGACCACGGCCCAGCGCGACATCGTGGCCACCATTGATATTGGCAATACTGTGGCCATTGAAAAGACTTTCCCTAGCGGTACTGGCACAACCCAACTTGCCCAGGAATTGTCTGTGGAAGGCATAGAACACTATTTAGACATCAGTTCAGGCCACAGGGTTTTGATAAGCACAGCCCCAACAACCGTGGTATATGAACTGATATTAGATAATGCAACATATGGCACACTAGATGCCCTTAATGCTTTAGGATAAGGAACACTATGGGAGTCAACGCACAAACATCAGTTCCAGCATTTACCGCAGGTCAGGTATTAACCGCCGCGGAAATGACCGAAGTGAATACAGGAATACCAGTATTTGCTACCACGGTTACGCGTGACGCGGCTTTTGGTGGCACAGGTGAAAAGGTGCTTGCCGAGGGTCAGATGGCATACATTGAAGCAACTAATACGACTCAATATTACGATGGCGCGGCTTGGCAAACTTTGGGCCCTTCGGGTATGACGCTTGTTGCTTCGGGTAGCACTTCTTCGGCGGCTTCTTTGACGCTTGACGGTGTTTTTACTTCGTCATATAGGAACTACAAATTATTTATAAACGGCACAGCGTCGGCAGACGATGTTGATTTTTTCCTTAATTTTCGTACAGGTGGTGCAACAAATAGTGCTGCAAGTTATACCCGATTAACGACTAGTTCGGCGGCGGCAGGTATTACGCGAACAGCATTAACAGGGCAAACTTCTTTAAGAGGTATTCTAGAGTGCGGCACTACGCAAATGGTTTTAGAAGCAAATTTTTATGCACCACAAGTTGCAATTGCTACTGGCTATATAAGCCAAGGCGGCGCAATGTCATCAAGCAATTATCAAAGATTTACAGCCGCAACTTTTACAAATACTACGCAGTTTGACGGAGTAATATTTTCGCCAGGCTCAGGAACTTTTACAATTCAATATCGTCTTTACGGATTGGCAGACTAATGATTATCCACATTAACGGCGTAGACCGTGAAGCAACAGAAAAAGAAATTGCGGAAATTGAAGCCGCACAAGCGGAAGCACAAGCCGAGGCAAACGCGAACAAACAAGCCGAAATTAAAAAACAAGCACTTAAACAAGCCACACTCGCCAAACTTGGACTTACTGCCGACGAAGTAGCCGCCTTACTGTCGTAATGCGATGGCGTCATTTTTTCGCCTACGCGGTTTTTATAGCCGTGGTGTTGTGGGGTTGCGCGGGATGCGCTGACCGCACCCGAATGAATTGCATTAGAACAAAAAATCAAGCGGTTACATTGACAACAGAATTACAGGTTGGGGGTGGTCGTTGTGGCTAGATACACAAACGATGAAATCAAAGCACGACTAATTCTTGTAGTAGGTATTGGCTTAACTTGCGCATTTGTTGGGTCAATTTTTACATTGCTTTACGGATTGTTATTTGTGACTCAACCATTAGAGCAAGCCCCCAACGATGCCGAAGCATTCTCAGTGCTAAACCCAATGCTTATGACATTAAGCGGCGGCCTTATAGGCTTGCTTGCATCCAACGGATTAAAAAACAAAACAAAGGATGACCACCATGAAGGCTAAAGATAAAGCAATGCTTGCAAGTTATGCTCGCTCACTAGTTGGTGCACTAATCGCGGTGTACTCAACAGGAACAACAGACCCACAAGACTTTGCAAAAGGTGCAATAGCCGCAATCATTCCACCATTGATGCGTTGGGCAAACAAGAAAGACGAAGCCTTTGGCCGTACCTCACAAGCATAAAGTTGTTTTGCCAACAATCGTTGCGCATTGCCGCCCTGGCGAAATTCCTGCAAACATGTTGGTTGATACAAAACCCTATGGGAAATTACTGTTTCCAGCGGCTGACGCTTGGCAAGCTTTAAAAGAACGGGCACACAAAGAGGGAATAACAATTTTTAAACCGACATCACAAAACGACACTTACCGTTCAATCACTTTGCAGTTGCAAGCATGGAATGCACGCATGACAACAGTTCCATTGGAAGG